TGACATCATACTTTACGTTCCCTTTCTTATCTTGACCAATAATTTCAATGGGTCTTGCTTTTCTTGTATTCCACCATCCATCACCAATACTACTTAAAAACTCTTGATAAGCAATTATTTCTCTTCTAATTGGATCAACTTTAAGAGATGCATATAAAGTGGGATCCCACTCGCCTAAATCTTCACCATTAGCGCCAAATCTTCTACCAAAATCAACTACAGGAGGAGCACCGGTCTTAAGATCATACTCTTCAAAATCCTCTTCATTTTCAAAAGTTTGAAGTGTCCCAACCTTACTAGGAGGACAAAGACTTGCAATGGCAACCGCACCGGAACCTAATCCTTCAAGGTCAACGATATCAACCTGAGGTGGGAATCTATATCCATATCCACCATCGATAACGTCAACAGCGAGAAGTGATCCATCGTTTCCAATGACAGCATTCGCATTTGCTCCTACACCACCCCCACCATTTATGTAAACTCTAGGAGGACCTACGTTTACACCAGTTCCTGACCCGCCTCCAGGTCCTCCAGTCCCTGACCCGCCACCGGGAGTGACAATCGCAACAGCATCTGTATTAATAGAACCATCTGGATTGTAAATATCTAATCCAAATGTATTAACACTCTCCTGATCACACCCGTTTGTTGGAATTCTGTTTGGTAAAAGATCTTCAGGAGTGAGTGCATTTACCTCATTAATATTAAGGTATCTAATCAGATCTCTATTTTTAAAAATAAATTGAGTGCCAGGATTTAACTGAGCATATACATTTGCCTCATATCTACTAACACCATCAACGTACCCTCTTGTAGTCGAAATATATCCGACTCTAATGTCATTAACAGTAGCAGGTCCGAAGAGATTAAACGACATTATTGATTATATCTTGTCTTCATATTTTGTATTTATCACGCTATATCTAACGCTCCAGAGACATCTTCGTCTGGAGCTCCAGGATCAAGATCCACACTTACACTAGAAAAATCAGATCCACTTGGTTTAGTATCTTGCTGACCACTAGTTGGTTGAATGTATCCAATATTTTCTTTAGGTGCCGCAACCTCCCTAGGATCCTGTGCTGCTGCTGCCTTCTCAACTGATGTATCACTAGGCAGTTTGGCGTCTGGTTGACCTGCACCACCACCTTGAATGGTATAGTAATCATCAACGGGACAATTAGGTTCTAATTCGCAACCAAACAAATTGATTTTGATATTCTCAAATCCAAGTGCTGCAGTAAGACTACCAGAGATATCTGGAATCTTATTCATAATTCCATCAAGTGCTCCACTTACTCCAGAAAGTTGATTCTGGATGTCCTCTAAAAAATTATCAAGATTTTGAATTAGTGATTCATTTGCTTCATCGATTGCAGGTCCAGAAACAGCAAAAACTTGTGCTGTAATATCTTCTGCATAACATGGCGGGACTTTAGGTGCTAATCTCCTGTATGCATCATCATCACCATTTGAGTTAGCAGCAGCTGCCTTTGCCTTATTCTCAAGTCCAGCAAGATCAAGTGCTTTGTCAAGAATTGCCTGAATCAAATCACATAATCCCTGAGTAATTTTATTATACAGACAAAGAATCAACTCCGTGATCTCCTTCTTCATGTCTATAAACAGAGATCGCATACTAGATGGTAAAGCAGCAACCACAGTTGTAAGTGCTTCATTCAGTTTCTTCATCACAAACTCCATGACTTTATCAAGCATGGGTTTAATGTACTTTGCAATCTCACATGCAGCATTTCTTAAAATTTGCTGGATGTCTTCAATCGTGCTTGACACCTTATCAATATAACTTTGGAATGTATTGACATACTTTTCTATCTTCTTAACAAGATTGTCAAGCACCGTCTGCAGTCCCTTGGAGTTTGATTGAGGGAAACTACATACACTCAACATCACCTTCTTCTGACGGTAATGATCATTTCTCTTTGTGTCAGCAGCAGAGATGACAGTTACGTCATCAACACCCTCAAGTGTTGGTCCAGGTTGAACTGGTGCTGCAGGGGAGTTTGCTGCTTTCTTTCGGTTGCGGATACCCTCAGCAACTCTCCTCTGTTTAAGGTCCTCATACTCTGGACTACCCTTTTCATACCCAAGTGCTTCTGCCTCAGCAATAGCACTTCGCATATCAGCGAATTGTTGATCTGTTAATGGTTTACTTGGATCTAATCCATATTGATTGAGTTGAGCACCAGGAGATGGCTCTGCTTCTTCCTGCTGTTGTGCCTCTGATTTAGGTTTAGTGACCTTAAGATCGTCATCAGGAACAACTGGATTTGGACCACCCTCAGCTGGAGTGTTAGGGGGTGGATTTCTACCCTCTGCATATCCACTAGTCGCAAGAGGACCAGGGGTATTATTATTGACTCTATTATCACCAATCTTCGCAGACAATGGGACCTGAACATTATGTCCAAGCACTCCCATAATAACTGGAATCTGCTGATCCTGTCCGTCAAGGAAGAATCCAAACACCATCATACCTTGTCTAAGGTTTGAGGTGTGAGACGCAGAGGTTTGACCACCACCACCTGTGACAGGATACATTATCTGTGCCCAAGGCAGTTGATCAGAGTCAATAGACTCTTCGCCCTGGTCATGAAGACCGATGATTCTTACCTTATATCTTCTTCCCCAACCATCAGGTTTTTTAGTGTCTTTATGAGGGCCAGGCAGGATATTATCTCTCCAGGTGGCATCGTCAGCAATCTGACCTACCCACCAGAGAAAACTGG